TTTTAATAATGTGTTTTGCAGCATGTTGTGCTTTTTCAGCAACTTTTGGAAACCAGTCACCTGCACCTGTTTCTATTTTAATATTTCCACGTGTATTACTGATTGCTTTTAGAACTGCAAATAAAGGTTTCATTTCTGGTACAACTTCACCAGTTAAAGTATAAGCAATATTACCACGTCTTGTTGATTCAATGAAATCAGGTAATTTATTTTCCCAATCTTCATTCTCTTTAACATTAATGATAAACACTTCATTTCTCAATAATTCAGGATGTGTTTTTACTAAATATTTTGTGGTTATTGGATGCAGGGTCAAATAATCAATTACTTCACTTCGTAAATTTGGTATACCAAATTTATCATAAGTTTCTTTTTTATGAGTACCTTTTATAATACCAGTCCAACCATCAGGTCCGTTTGGGAGAGTGAGTTTTGCAAGATTTCTTCTTTCTGCAAGAGTTAATTTATCTTTTTTCATGATTTTCAGTTTTAAGTTTTGCTTCAGTTTTCATTGCTATTTCAGCAATTTTAATAAAATCTTTAACGCATAATTTTGCATCTTTAAATCCTGCCCATTGAGATTCATATCTTTCGTCACCATATTCAGCTTTCCAACAAGTTCTGATAACGAATTCACTGTCTATCCTCTTAACTTGATTTGAAAATTTAACATCCCAACCAGTATTAATTAATTCAGCTATTTTGTTGTCCATAATTAATCCCTTCCTTCTTCTTTGTTTTTTGCAGCAATATAGTCGCCCATCTGCTTATCTGCATCTGCATATGAAAGTTCCCCTTTCTTATATTTGTCAAGCATTGCTTGCATTTCAGGATAATCTTTGCAACAAGATATTACTATCCAAGGAAAATTTACTTGTGCAGTTTTTTTGCAATGCTCTTTCATACCTTCTGGAAGCGGAGCAGTCCTGTAAAAACCAATATTACCATTAGTACCATCACCAGCAATTGTGTGTTCACAATCGTCACAAAGCGGAGCACCGCAAACAAATTGACCTGTTTCATAACAACTATGTGTTGCAGGAGCACCACAACTTGCACACACTAAATCAGCATGTTCTTCGCACCTACCGTTTTTAACTGCAGGTTTTTTACAATTGCCTCTCCATGCTTCATTAAAGCCACAGAGTTGTACTGGTTCATTTTCTTTTTTCATTATACATTTTTTATGTGTGTAATTTATTTCTTCTATAGTAAATTCAGTGTCAGGTATAAATTCTGTTTCAATTTCATTATTGGAAATTTCTTTATCTCCAATAAATTTACCACATACTATACAACGTTCACTCATTTCTCATTATTTTTTAATTTAGTAATATATTCTTCGTATGTTGGATAATCGCCTTCAATCGGTTCGCCTTTTATCACACTTGCGACATATATCCCTCTGTTCAAACCTACATAAAATGCTTTATAAATATCAGCTTCGGTATATCCTTTATTTGCTTCAACAACTGCATTATATTTTTTAATGTCTGGATATTTTCTATATGTTTTACCACAAAACTTACACATAGTTACTGCTTGTTTGCGAATTAATTCTGCTCTATTATCCCAATAATATAATTCAGGAAATATATTGATATAATAAAAAAAAGTATCTCTACAATTAAAAATATATGTATCTGGATGTTCTTTCATATATTTACTACATAATCGATTTACTTCAGAAATTGAACAACTGTCTTTTTCTGCAAGTAATATGTTAAATATAATTGTTAAATCTTCTTCTTTCATTTTATTCTAAATGATATGTTTGTTCTGGTGCTTCAATTGTATTTAATAGTCCATTAATCAAATGCAATGCCATTTTAATATGATTCTTAGCAAATTGAGTTTCAACACTTTTTTCACGTATAAGATTTAAATTTGCAGCATGCAATTCTTTTATTGCATCTACCAATATTTCTCGTTTAGGATTACCACTACCGATTACGTCTGCCATAATTATTTTGTTTTAATTAAAATAAGTTATCAATTTCATCAAGGTCTTTTTTGAGTTCAGCTTTACGTTTTTTCTTAAACTCTTCGAGTTGTTTTTTACGAGTTTCTTCGTCTGCTTTAACTAACGAATAGCCACCACCTTCTGTGGTAACTGTCGTCCATTCCCAAGGTTTGTGTATAATTTCCATAATTATTTATTTTTATTGGCATCTAAACTAATGTCAAGTATCAATAGCAAAAGTATCCAAGCAAGTATGCCAGATACAGTACCGTGTGACCACGCAATGATAAGCAGAATAAATGCTGCTATTCTCATTGGAGCAACTTTAAATGATGTAAATCTCCACTTCATAATATTTAAATTAAAGGTTCATTCATAATAATTAAACGTTTTAAGTTACTTATACGTAAATAAATTTTAAAAAGTTACAAAAAATATGAATTGTTTTTATAATAAACAATAAAACCACCACTGCAAACCTGACCATTAGGTATATTGAATTGACAACCTATTGGCACTAATATCAAGTAATTTACTGTTGGATAATATTGATATGCTGGTATTGACTGTATGTAATTAATCGGTATCATTATTTAAATTTCTAATTTAATATTTTTAACTATTTTAATAGCACTTTTTCTTAAAGGGCATTTATCAGGTACACGACCTCTGCTGTTATTCTGAGTAATAATCATCCTGTCCCAAGGACTTCCAGATTCAAACACAGGATGCATACATTCCATGCCATCACTTGATATTCCAAATAAAGGACAACTATGATAGCATTCTTTTACTGTAATATTACTTTCTTTTTCGCTAATTATAACATTCTCTTCATTTATTCCCATAATATTTATTATTTATTTTCTTTTAATAAAAAAATCAAACCAACTTTCAAATACTTCTGTAGTACTGCGCCCTTGTTCAAAAGCAAGTTTCATGTCTTTCACCGTAAAAGTATCGTCAGTTGGTTCTAAATGTCTTGCCTGTATTCTAACATATCTTTTACCGATTAATTCTAAATCTGAATTATATTTTTCAACAAGACCAACAAAAACAGCTACTCCATTATCATCAAATGCTGCAGAAATACCAACAAATCTTTCGAATTCATTTAATTCTTCAGCAATTTCAATTACTATCGGATTTAATTTCCTGATTTCCTCTTTCATCTTCTTCTATTTGATTAAATAATTCTTCTTCTGTACTCGGCATTTCGTTTTCTTCTTCTCTGCGCTGCTCCATTTCAATTTCTCTCATGTTATCCTCATGACACATACGTTCATATTCCATTTCTTGCTCTCGTTCACGCTCTGCTTCCTCATGTCTTCTACGTTCATAACGCTCATAATCTTCTCTTTCTTGTCTTTCTTCTTCTTCACGTTCATCTTCACGTCTTCTTTCAGCTTCTTGTTCGTCTTTTCTACCATCCCAATATGCCCTGTCTTCACCATCATAAGCGTATCTGTCATGTTCATAATCACTGTGATGATTTCTTTCATCATTATGACCTTCTTTATAGGCTTCATCTTCTTCGTAAGAAAAATAATGTTTCATAATTATTTAGTTAAATTTTATTAAATATAATTTACCCAAAAATAGTTTCTAATTTCATAATATTATGAAACAAGTTTATAAGGATTAATTCTTATTGGATGAACTACAACACCCTCTATTCCATCAGCAAATGCTTTTGAAAATGCTTTTCTTATTATATTACCACTACCATTACAGTCAGCATTAATTAAAACATTATTACTTGATTTAAATAAACCACGATGAATTCTTCTACCAAGATAATTCTCATGATGGCATAGTTTTTCATCGTCAATAAAACTACACTTACTCGTGTAACTTTCTTCGGTAATAACAACATCAATTCCAACTAACTCAGCTTTATATTCAATCATGTTAATTAATCTGGCATGTGGTATATTTACGAAAGACTGATTATTTTTCTTATTCATATTTATTTCAGTCTTCCACAATTTATTCTTACCAATTACTAATATTCCAACATTATTTTGAATAAGGAAATTAATAATTATTCTACTCACATTATGTAAATAATTATTAATTTTTCTATTTCTTTTATTAGTTAAATTATGAATTTTATTAGAAGATTTATCACCAACAAATGATTGTAATTTAGCTTTCTTTTTATTATAATATTGATTTATGGATTTTAATGGTCTACCGTTAATGATAACAGGTTTAATGTTATTTACATTTGATGTTATAGTACATAAATTATTTACTCCTAAATCAATTCCAGCAATATTATTTTTATTTAATTTTAAATCTTGTACCTCCTTTTTATAAATTATTTCAATTATGTAATGTTTTAATTTTGGTATTATTCTTACTTCTTGAATGTCTTTTTGCTTTGTTTGTATTCTAATATTTGTTTGAGATAAACGAACAATATTATTTTTTAATTCTTTTTTTGAAATTGCTTGAATAGTGTAAACTAATAAATTTCTGCCTTTAGTTTTATGTTTATAGTTTGGTAAATTGGGTCTGCCATTATGAATGAATTTGAAGAATGATTTCCAATTTTTATCTAATGTTTTTAAGATTTGTTGACTTACTTTTCTTGGAAGTGCAATATAGTCAACATCCTTATCATTTTGCAGTTGTTTTTGTAGTTGATAATAATTAATCCAATTAGCATGATCTAATTTACCTTCTTTTTTTTCTTTTGATGTTTTAATAAATTCTTGTCTAATAATATAATTAGCTTTATTGTAAAGATTTTTTGATAAAAAGCATAAATCATCAATCTCTTTAAAAAGAGTATTACTTTTATTTATAATGTGTTGTTCAACTAATCGCATTTATTTTTATCTTAAATATTATTTATCCACCATAACCATAACCAATAAATGTGATCATGAAACCAACTACTAATTGTAAGCATAAAATTATTTTGCCAACTACCAGTATTACACATGTTACAATTATTATCATGAATATAATGTATACTACAGATAGAGTACCAAGTTTTTTTCTTAAGTCCTTTACCTCTGACAGTTTCTCCACCATCAAATTCTACAAATGTCATTCGTTTCATTTGTGCTTTGTTCATGACTATGAATTAGTTTAGCATATTCTTCCAGACATTTAATACATAATCCAATATCTGGATATTTAGGATTATTATTTTCAAAACCACTAAGACTTGTTGTATTTTTTCCACAACAATCACATGTTAAATCATCTGAAACCATTAATGAACCATCCATTCTTGGTACATATCCCATTTCAATATAATTCTTTATTATTTTTGTAGTAAAATTTATAGAGATAACTTCATTATTTTTTGAAATTATATTTTTTTGATATTTAGTAATCTTGAATAATTCAATATTTATTTTTTCTTCAATTTTACAAAGCGTGCTGATTTTAAAATCAAATGAACCGCTTAACCAATGACCAATAGTTTCTGGTTTTACTTTAAATATTTTAGCTACATCATCAATGCTGAGATTGTTTTTCTTCATTTCATCGTCAATAAGAGCAGCAATTGCCATTGTTGAAGATACTTGTTTCTCCACCGATTTTGGTATATCCGCAAGTATGTCTGCTAAAGTTTTACTATTATATTTTCTTGCTTTAATTGTTTTCATAATAATTTCATTTCTTCTGATTTCAATAAAAATTCATTTTCATTTTTTATTGAAAGAATTGAATATAACCATTTTTCAACAATCTCTCTTGGTACATTTGAAGTTATAAGTTCGTTTATAGTTTCTTTGTTCCAATATTTTTCAAATCTTTCTTTTTGATTCTTCGTTAATTTTTTCATAAAAATTTTTATCAAAGATATGTATTATAAATATAAGAAACAACATTTTTTGTATTTAAGATTTGAACCACAAGGGCATTTATCATTTCGACCAACACTAATTGACTTTGGTTCAATGAAACCACGTTCTTCGACACGTTCTTCCACACCATTTAAATGATTGATCTCATGTTGCCAAATTTGCCCTTCAAAACCAAAATGTAATTCGTTGTTAACACTTTGACCAACTTCATCAAAATAACTGACTCTTACTGCACGACTACGTTCAGCAACAATTACTTTGCCTTTCCATGTTAAACATCCTTCACGCTTGATTTCTTTAATGCCGATATATTCGGTGATATGCGGGTCAATGATTAATCTCCAAATATGTTTTTCTGTGTCTCTAAGTGCAAATGCTCTTGCCATGAATCTTTCACCATCAATGCTTGTTTGATTTGCAGCCAGACCTACTGCATCAAATCTGGTATGTGCATAGTCTTTGAATTCTTGAAGTTGTTTAATGTTCTGAATAAAGAATAGCTCGATATCCTCTATCTCAGATACTTTGGGAGTCTGCTCATTTGGTATAACTATAATTTCACTCATAATTAATTTTTTAATATAAGACCTGCTTCTTTTATTTTTGCTTCTAATTCAGCAAGTTTCATTGTGAAAAATATTACCACTAAATCTTGGTAAGGAATTTTTTTGCCTCTTTCACTTTCCCTGATTTGATCAATAAAAGAATGTAATTCTTTTTGAATAATTATTGAATCATCAACTATCTTATCAATATATTCCATAAAATATTATTTATTAAACCAAACTATTGTATCAAAGTCTCTCCTAATTGCCTGATATTTAATATCAGATGGTAGTATTGTTATGTTAGTTTTTTTATAATTTTTGACATAACGTCCATAACCATCAGTATCAACAAAAAGTCCAGATTTTACCGCATTTATAAATTCTTTTATTGTCATTACATCATCTTCTTTATCAATGCTGTCAATAAATTCATATGGCATTATCATACGTAATTCCCTGTCAAGGGCACGAAGTTTTGCTTGAAAAGGTGCTATAGCTATTTCATATTCATCATAAGTATCATACTTAATAGCCGAACCAACAGCAATATGAAATAATTTTTCTTGTTTAGCAATTTCAGCTTTTATTTGTGTAATTCTGTCTTCCATTATTATATTGATTTAAATGCTAATTTTAATGCATCTTCAAATGCATCCTCATATTTATCTTTACATTCACTAAGTGCATTACAATCGCTAACACAATCTTTCAACACAACTAAGCCATAATATTTAAAACAACCTTCTCGACTCAATTGTGGAATATAAAATGGTTTTACAAACACTTCAATACCATGAACTTCTCTGAACCAGCGTTGAAGTAATGCCTGTGTAGGTGCATTAAGTAGTCTCTTTCTTCTATTTTCAGTTGAACAAAAATATTCATCCCAATATTTAAAAACATGATTAACTTCAAAACATTCGGGGTCATAACAATTATTCATAGATTCTTTAAATCCCTTTTCTTTGGCAAGTCTTGCCGTTTCATATGATACAAGTTGTTCTTCCATTATTTCATAAGTTTAAGTGCTTCCTGTAAACCAGTCTCTAATGTTTCTTCATAAGAACCATTATCATCCATATCAGATGAATCTGCTATAAAATCATCATCATAACCAAGTTCAATTTTATAAACATAAAAATCATACCAAGTTTGTTTTTCATCATGTCCCAATATAATTTCAATATGAAGTTTATGCGTATCTCTGAGCCAGCGTTGTAATAAACTCTGTGAAGGTGCTGCATACATTGTGTAATTTTCATTTGAATAATCACACATTGAATTATTATTCATGAAGAAAAAACTATCATCAAAATCTACTTCACCTTTCTTCATTGCAAAAGAAGGATTATCTGATTTATGTGTCTTAAGAAATTCGGTATAAGACCCGTTACAACTAATATTGTAACCTTTTTCTTTGCAAAGTTTTGCCGTTGCCAGTGTTATTCTTTCGTCTTTCATAATTATCGTAATTTCATTTGATGTACAAATTCAAAATTCGGGTCGGTCAGACATGTATATTCAATTAATTTCATTGTTGGATGTTCTTCTCCCCATTTTACAAAATCAACTTCATTCAAATATTTTTTCTGATCATCTTCGTTCCAAGAATCGCTGAAAATTCCAGTTTCCATATTAAGCCAACAATATCTTTTCATTATAATATTTTCAATTTATTTGCAATTTCCTTGATTGTCATATCTAATATACCATCAAAATCTTCACGTTTAAGTTTTGGTTGAGAACTGTATTGACATGCATTACTGATTAAGTCGGTTTTCCATTTAGTCTTTTTTGATCGACAATCTCTTTCATCTACTGCTAAAGCAATATAATGAAATTTTTCTCCTAACGTTACATCTTTTCTAAGATTTCTTGTAGTTTTCATAATGGTAAATTTTCTACATTATTATCATTATACGATATTTTTATGAATTAGTTACAATTCTTAATTATTTTTTATCAGCACCTTTTTTTATAATAGTACCCCAACCTTCTACTCCACGAATATATTGCCAGTTTCCTTTAACTGAAAACCATGCAATCATTGGATAAATAAGAGGTTCTACAAATGCCATTGCTAATAATTTTATTACGTCTCTTTTTCTTGCATACTTATGAAATGTTAATTCTTCAAATAAAACAGACCATGAGGACATGAATATGGCAAATGAATAAATAAACAAATAAAGTAAGAAGAAAAATTTCCAATTAATTGCGCCACTGACTGCAAGATAAATAGTAAATGCAAAACCAACGAATGCAAGAAGTGGTGCTAACCATTCAAAGAACAGCCAGAACGGATAACCTAACATACCTAATCTCTTATATATTCTATTTAAAAACATTATCTTATGTTTTCTTAGTGCATAAACAAGACCACGTGCCCACCTTGCTCTTTGACTTTCCAGTGATTTATAATCAGCAGGAACTTCAGTCCAACATAATGGGTCTGGAATATATGTAACAATATAATCTTGTTTTTTTTCAGCCATATATCTTCTCATACGAATAACCATTTCCATGTCCTCACCAATTGCTTTGGCATCATATCCACCTGCTTTGACAAGGATATCTCTGTCAAATAAACCCATTGCGCCTGATATAAGAAGTAATCCATCAAGTTGTGACCATGCCATTCTACCAAGCAAAAATGCACGTGTATATTCAAGTGCTTGCCATCTTGGTAAGAATTTTGCAGGTAGATTGATTTTCTTTATTTTACCGTCCTCAACAGTACATGAATTCATAATCCTGACGACTCCACCAGTACCAATAACCTTTTTCTTTTTTTCTTCAAGAAATGGCTTAACAAGTTTGGTAATTGAATCTGGCTCAATAACAGAATCGGCATCCATAATAAGTACAAGATCATTACGACAAATATTAACACCTGCATTACTTGCATCTGCCTTACAACCACCATTAATTTTATCAACAACTGTTAATCTGAAAAATTCTTTACTGGTTGATTTGTAAATGCCTTTTATTCTTTTACAAGGTATTTTATATTCAAAGAAGTAATTACGTTTTTCTAATTTAAAATTGTTCTTCAATAATGCAAAAGTATTATCGGTTGAACCATCATTAACAATTATCACTTCAAAGTTTCTATATTGTAAGTTCATAAGTGTTCTTACGCTATCAACAATATTTGCACTTTCATTATATGCAGGAGCAATAATTGATACTGAAGGTGCTAATGAAGAAGTTGCGACACTGTTATAATCAACATAACTATTTCTTTTCACATGATTTCTCAATTTTTTAACCGAAAAATATCCCAAGCTAAAATAGCTAAAGAAAAGAACCAATGTAAATAAAAATACGAAATTTATAAAAAACCACATAACTTTAAGTATTAATTAATTTTATTATCAAGAACATGTTTTATAATAATGTTGTAATCCTTATAATTAGAATTCATCATTTTTTCGAGAGCTACTTTACCTGTTTCACCTAATTCATAGATGGCTTTAACTCCTTCTATTTGTAAGTCAGTATCAGTTTCAATATCTACAACATTCTGTAAAAATTCAACAGAACTTTGATCTGCTATTTTGCCCAAAGATTTTACTATCTCAAGTTGATTTGCATAAGTTTCTTCTTTGTATTTTTCCATTAAATTTTTAGTGAGACTTACTAATTTTAAATCACCAACAACTTGTATGGTAAGATTTCTTACTTTATCAACTGCATGAGATAACATTACTGTCAGTTTTTCTACATTCCAATCCTGTTTATATTCACGTATCATTCTCATGCAAAACATATTTACAGTTATATTATCAGAATATATCCATTCACCAAAGTCAGGAACTTTCATATCAGCTTCAACCATCAATTGATGTAAAGTTATTTGTTCCCATAATGAAAAATCATGTTTAAGATCACGTAAAAACGAGAAAGGGTTTTGATCAAAATCACTGAGTCTAACCATTGCAATCTGTGCTTCCATTCTAAGAATATCATTTTTACTATTGACATATTTGACAATTGTTTTATTATAATCGTCAATATCAAGATGCGATAATTCTTTCATTGCTTTGATCTTCTTATGCCATTGCCAACTATATAATTTTCTTTCTGTTTCATTTAATAAGTCCAAATCGACATACAGTTGCCTTAATTTTGTCAATACATTGATTGGCATTACTACTGCAACATCAATAATCTGATCAATTAATATGTTTTTCCTAAAATGTCCATTACAGATTTTTTTGAACTGTTTGAATTCATCTTTAGTAATGATTTTATCTGCAATTGCATCCAGTATTAATTTTTGATACACTTCTGTCAGACTTTCTTTAATTTTTGCTCTCCTTTCCATTCTTCTTCTGTTAAGTAAAACAAAAATTAGTATAAAAATCATAGTGACAAAACAAATCACAACAGAACCAATTAACAAGTTCATGAACGCAAACGAAGTCCCAAGTATTACAATTTGTTTAAGAAAAAGTGTTTCAGCACCATGTCCTGTCAATGCATTCATTATAACTGTGTTATATTTAGTCTGCATTACAAAACTACCAATAAATAATATAATTACTATTAATACGGGTATTAAAATTTTAATTCTATATCTCATGGTTTCGTTATATTATAGATTAAACCAACTCCAAATGCATATCTGTTTCTCCACACATCTGCTTGATATTGCTCATACATGTATGTGAAGCCACCACTAATTCTCATTCTTGCTTTAAATATATTTGTCACATATTTAATACTTGTAGTTTTTGCATCCAATCTATTTAAATCAGTGGTAAGTATAAATGGTTCATCTTGTGCTGAACCAATACCTGCACTAAGTTGTAGGTAGTTAACATCTTTAAAGAAAATTCTTCCAGTTAAGAAATATGAATATGTAGTACTTGGTTGCTTTAAAAAGAAATATGTTTTAAATTCTAACCAATATCTACCGAAGTAGTTTTCTAATCCTACATTTAAAATTGTTGCATTACCACCAGTATATATATAATGTGTTTCACCACCTGAAATTAAAAAATGTGCGGGTAATTTTTGCCATAATTCGCCAATGAATCTATGATTTGGAAACAATAAATCTTGACTATACGCATAATTAAGCCAAAATGAAGTTGATTTACTTTTACTTAAACTTTGATAGTAATCAAATTCATATTGAATTTTGTTTTGAATATTTTCTGCAACTCCATCAGGAGTTTTATATAGATACCCAAGATTGATGTTGCCATAAATAGCAGCGAGATTACTTTTATATCCAAAACCACCATGCAGAATAGTAAAATTTCTATCATACGGTTTTGAATACATATCATTTTCATATCCAATAAGAATTTGAAAATGTCCTTTCTCTTGTGCTGTTAATGTTATACTGAATAGCATTAAAAGTCCCAAAAACAATAATTTTTTCATTTAAAAAATTTTAGATTAATAAAAAAATTTTAATCAACATCTTCTTCAAGTTTGTTAGAGTCACCATCAGCATCACAATGAATTGGCGGATAACCAATTTTTTTCAGAGTTGAATGACGCAAAATTCTATTTCCTAACTGAAGAATGGTATTACAGCCAAAATAAAATATTAGTGCTAAAATTGCCATAAATCCTGCCCAATGCCAGAAACTGCTAAGAATAAATTCGAGTGCTTTCATAAATATAATTTAAGTTAAATATGGTACTTATACGTAGAATATTATTGAAAGGTTACAAATCTTCTGATTTATTTTCGTTATTTTTATTCTTTTTTTGATATTTGATAATATATGAAGCTGACATAGTGAATAAAATTCCAAAATCTATTGCACATATATAACCCCAAATGACATGTTTTGAATCTGCTGAAGTCATGTAACAAGAATACCAATATAATATAAACAATATAACATATATGAGTATTTTTATAAACTTCATTTCATGTTGGGTGTTATATAAAGTAATGCTTACATTCCTGAGTATTCTAATTTGTTAATAAATAGTTTTGTTTTTATAATGAATAATTATAAATCTTCGTCATCAATGTCACCTAATAACATTAAATCATTTGCATCGACTTTAAATATTTTTTCGATCTCTTCTCTATTTCGTTTTCGTGCAAGTCTCAATAATTCATCATGTGGTAATACAAGTTCTTCAAAGCTGAATCTTGGAGCATTACACATGTGTTCATCATAGTCTAATTGATTTGCTGAAATTTGCATAAATGAATATGTCTGACCAATTTCCCCTAATGGCTTATCAATACCGGTGGTTTTTTTACTAACATATTGAATATGTTCAGCATTCAAACGAATCCAGAGATTACGTTGATTTTCGTCTTTGAAAAAATTCTTTCTAACTTTATCTTTATATAACTCGTCTTTCATCAATTTTGTCCATTTAGTTAAATATTACATATAAAATATTTTAATATATTATACGTAAAATAAACTAAAAAGGTTACAATTATTATGCAGAAAGAATAAGATGATCGAGTTTTTTTCTCAGTTCAATAATTCTCTGTTTGCCATGAATATAATATATTGAACTTACATTGCCAAGATCATTTTTCAATTCTCTTTCAAAATAATCGACAATAATTTTCAGATCACGAATTTTATTTTCTCTAATCTGCTTTGCCCATGTCCTAATATCACCATCTGAATATTCCATATTAATGAGTTTTAAGTTAATTATTAATTTCAGCTTTTAAGTTTTCAATTCTTTTTATGTGCGAAATACTTAAGTTTCTTTTATGTTCTTCGGTAAAATGTTTTCCAAAACTATGATGATTCTCACCACTTGTTGCTTTACTCATTTTATCTTTTGTTTCTTTAGATGCGTGTTTTCCTTTATTTGGCGAAGGTAATCCAATATGTGATTTACTTATATTTAATATTGCCTCATCGCTTCTTTTACCACTTGCATTTTTATTACCTAATCGATTTTGTCTGCTTTCTTCGGAAATTTTATATCCTAAAAGTTTTTTTCCAATTTTTTCTTTTGTTTCTTCAGAACACGGATGACTTTTTCCTTTGTGTGAATCACTATTTGTTTTTTTAAATTCTTCTAATTTTTTATCTGCAATTTCTTTTCCATATTTTTCTATCCACCATTCATAAAACGTTTTACTATATAATGGCGTTTTACTTTCAATTAATGATTTACGTAATTTTGATTTTATTTTTTCTTTATCTTCATCAGATTTGTTTGAAAAAGTATCTCCACCATCGCCACCACGTGTCATATTATATCCAAATTCAGGATTAAATGTCTTATCTTTCTCTATCCAATATCTTTCTCGCTTTCGTAAAATAACTTTGATATATTCTTTATCATCATTTTTATATGTTTCAATAACGTTCCAAATGAAACTATCAAAGCCGTATTTTTTTATTGCATTATAAAAAATGTTTTTCTTTACAACAGAATCTCTCTTGTGAATATATTTTCTTCTATGTAAATTATATGCAAATCCATAATATTTTTTCCCTGATGGAGAAACAGCACAATAAATAACACCTTGATAAGTCATACTTCTTTTTCATATAAATACTTTTAAATTTATAATTTGCTCATTTTAGTTAACATAATCGGTATTAACCCTTCAAATTTAAAAATATACTCATACAATATTGCATGGTTCTTCTTCGCCAAAGCAAGTTCACTTTCGTGATAACGTGCCCCTTTAAAAATTGGTGAATTACCAAGATTGGTACGAACGTCTTTGTCTTCGATTGGTGAATAAACTTTTACAGATTCTAATGGTGCTTTTTCCATATTATAAATTTTATTTGTCAAATGTATTATTAAATATTAATATATCCAAATTATCTATATAATATTATTGTGAAAATTAATTGCTACATCAAGATTTGCCATTAAAATATTATATTCAATTCCTGATAAATTACCTGAACCTGAATCATCTAACATTATAACAACACCTTTTTTGCTCTTTCTTATTATTTCTCTGACATTTTTAAAATCATCATAATCTGTTTGGTATGTGCCAACAATAATTGTCATTAAGTCTGCAGGAGCATCAATATCAATACTCTGATCATGTTTTGTTTTTTTCTTTGGTATTAATTTTACATATCTTGGATTAACAACATTATTAGTTACATCATATGTAAATTTCATATCGAACACAAAACGTACTTTATTAAGAGGTATCTGATGAAGTGAAAGTATTTCTTTGGCTTCTTTAAGTTGTCTTTTTTCTTCATCAGACAACTGTTTCTCGTTCACAATAACACTTTTATAATCCACAATATTTGGGACTATTTCAATGAAGGGATATTTTCCTATAAATTTTATCATAATTTAATACTATTCATTAAACGATTTTTCATTTTTTCAATAGTTTCGACAGGGACATCATGAATGTTTACACCATTATGTCTGTTTTCAATTACAACTGAGAAAATTTTATATCCAAAAAATTTTGCATATTCAAAATATATTTCAATATCTTTTTCAGTTGTGTTTGTATTAGCAATAATGATGGGAGAAATATCTTTTTGCATAAATCTCCAACATTTTCTTTGACACCACGCATGAGCAGTACCAACGTTTTGAGGTAACCAATTGTATTTACCTTTATGTGTATGCCAATCATCAGCACAGCAAATAGCTCTTCCAAGTAATTCTGCGAAAGAATTTTTACCCGCACCGGGTAATCCACGTACTATCACTAATGTCTTTTTCATAATACAATTATACGAATAATGTTTTGAATTAGTTACAATTTACCACCACAAAGTAAGAAATATTTTTGGAAATGCATCTAAACCTTCTGTCAGTTGCTTTTCTTCTTCTTCAGAAAGTATTAATGACCCTTCGTCTCGTGCTGTTAATTTCATTGCAATTAAAAACTTTTCAATATCTTTTATAAGTTCTTCATCCCGTATTAAAAATTCTTTTGAGATTTCTTCATATCTTTCTAAACGTGGAATAATGAAATTGGCAATTGTATCCCTTAAACTCCATGTTTCTGAATCATCAAATCCAAATTCAATTCGTTGTTTAGAATATTCTTTTTCTCTGTCATCATCTTTATCGGTTAAAGAAAAACAGATATTAGGCACACCAATATATTTATGATCTATTATTTTTTTCATTGTACAAAGATATTAATTAATTTTCATTAATTATAATAAATTGTTTTACAAAATATTTTTTATTAAGAATTGATTCCAATGATTCGTAAATTTCGGGGTGTTTTTCCCAAAATATTACTGTATCAATTAATTCTTCAGTTGCTTCTTGTCCACAATAATCTCTTATATCAAATTTTTCTCTCAATAAAGGTATTAATTTTGGATAATCATTTACTTCTAAATTATTTGTCATACTATAACTACAAATAAAATCAATTATTCTTTTCATCTGTTCTGTCTTTTAAAATTTCAAGTTATTTAATTATTCCTTTGCTTGCCAATATTCCATATATAATAAAATATATCACACATAAAATTGGAAACCAAAAGAATTTAAGTATTTCTATAAACTTTTTCATAATATAATTATACGTATAATATTTAAATAAGTTACAAATATAATAATTATTTAAAATAACTTGTTTTTTCAAAAAATTATTTGTATTTATGTACATATAATGTTAATACAATGAAAAAAGAAAAGAAAAAATTATATTCTATTAGAATATATCCCGATCAGTTAAATTATTTACGACTTATGGCAGATAAAAACTTTACGACCGTAACACAATATGTTTTGGATTTAATATATAATGACATGAAAAATAATTCAATAAAATTGTGAATAAAATTTGTGGTATATATAAAATAACATCACCAACAGGTAAAATTTATATTGGGCAAAGTGTTGATATTAAGCGTAGATATTCGTCATATAAAAAATCTTGTTCTAAACATCAAATAAAATTATGTCGTTCAATTAAAAAATATGGTTGGAATAAACATATTTTTGAAATAATTCATAAATGTGATAAGTCTGAACTAAATGATTTGGAAAAATATTATATTAAATTATATAATACATTTAATAGTGTACATGGTTTAAATTTAACAAGCGGTGGCAATAACCCTATTCTTTCTGAAGAAACAAAAAGAAAAATTGGTAATGCAATTATTGGAAGAAGAGCATCTGATGAATCTAAAATAAAAATGAGTAAAGCCAGTAAGGGAAGAAATTTAGGAAAAAAACTTACCGATGAACATAAAGAAAAAATAAGAATTGCAAATACTGGTAAAAAACACACTGAAGAAAGTAAAATAAAAATGAGATTAAATAGAAAAGGTATTCCTTGTTCAAAAGAATGTAAAGAAAAATTAAGAATTATAAATACTGGTAAAAAACATACTGAAAAACAAATAGCAAAATTTATTAATAGCATGAAAGGCAGAAAATGTAGTGAAGAAGCTAAACAAAAAATAAGTTTAAGCAACATGGGTAGAAAATGCACTGAAGAGCAAAAAAATAATATGTCTATTGCACAAAAAAAGAGTCGTTTAATAAAAAAATAATTTATTGATTTTTTCGAATCTCATCTCTCACACACATTAATGCTTTGCCTAAAAGGTTCTGTCCTTTCCAATTTTTTTCGTCCAGAACCTTGTCATCCTCATGATATAAGCCAATACCCCAGATTGTATCATGAGGACTGGCTTCAACAAGAATCTTGTTTTCAGTAGAAAGTAAAATTGTCTTTAATTTTGAATTCTGACTGAACTTAGCCGTATTAATAGCAATCATAATTGCATAACCTTCTTTTAACCATACATCTGTTTTAAAATTTTTAATTTTACGACCTAATTTTTTGTTTTGGTTAGGTGAAGGTGTTTTTAAAATTAATGCAGCAGTTTCTGTATCTCCAAAATAAATCGCTTTCTCCCACATGAATGCCTGTTCAGAGTTAAAAAATGTTAAATTTTTATATGTAAATTTACACTCAAACCAGTTAGAGAATTCTGACCCCCAAAAAAAGACATATTTATCGGTTATGCGTTCCATGATTATTAACTATTTAATAATTTATTTTAGTTGTTCGTATTAAATTTTCTTGCTCTGCTATATGTGCCAATTGTTCCAAATGGATTATGTATAAACAATGATTTATCGGCAGTATATGCAGAAATATCAATCCATATCCTATCCCCACGTTTTAAATCAACTAATGACTTGGCAATATTTTCTTCAGTCATGAATGAATGTAGATATGTTCCCGCAAATCTTTTATTTGTGTTTTGAAATTTAATTTCATAAAAATTATTTTTATGTATAATTTTATCTACTTCAAATAAACCTAAATTCCCATTAAATTCTGTTTTCATAATAGTTGATTTTAGTTATTAATAGTACTTATACGGATATTTTTAAAATAAGTTACAAATATAATGAATTTATTTAAAATAACTTGCTTTTTTAAAAAATATTTAGTATTTATAGTAAATACGTTGTTACTATGAAAAATAAAGAAATTAAAAAATTGTATACGATTAGAATACATCCAAAACAATTGGAGTATCTGCGTAAGACTGCTGAGAAGAATTTTACTACGGTGACGCAGTATTTTACAGACTTAATAAACAGGGATATGAAAAAAAATAATTATGAATAAAATTTGTGGTATATATAAAATAACGTCACCAACAGGCAAGATTTATATTGGTCAATCGGCAAATATAAAATCAAGAATTACTAATTATAAAAACGCTAGATGTAAATGTCAACAAAAATTATACCATTCTATTATTAAATATGGTTGGGATATACATATATTTGAATTAATTCATGAATGTCAAGAATCCGAACTTAATGATTTAGAAGCATATTATATTAAACTTTATGATACATTTAATACCGAACATGGATTAAATTTAACAACTGGTGGTGATCATTATAAAATGTCTGACGAAACAAAATTAAAAATCGGAGCAGCAAGTAAACTTAGAGTATGTTCCGAAGAAACAAGAAAAAAATTAAGTGAAAATTCTAGTAGGTCGTTTTTAGGCAAACATCATTCTGAAGAATCTAAAGAAAAGTTAAGAATAACACATATTGGTAAAAAACTTACGAAAGAACATAGACAAAAATTAAGTGATTCTCATAAAGGATATAAAGCAACTGAAGAGCAAAAACGAAAAATAGGCGAAGCACATTTAGGAAATAAAAATTGTTTAGGACGGAAATTAACCAAGGAACATATTGAAAAAATGATAGAAAGTCGTAAATGGTATAAACATTCTGAAGAAACTATTAATAAAATTATTGAATCAAATAAATATCGTTTTAATATTAAATGTTATGAAATATATGATGAAAATAATAATTTAAAATATAAATTTGAATGCATTAATCTTCAAGCCGAATTAAAAAAAATGAATTTATCTTCAATATTTCAAAAATCATATACTAATAAGAGAAAAATAAAAAGTGGAGCATTTAAAGGTTGGTACATAATTTAATTATAAATCAATTCTATTAGAAAGTACTGTAGCTAATGTGGTTGGTCTTGAAACCGCTACATAAAAAATTTGATTTCGTTCTTTAATAACCCAATTTTTTCGAATATCGTTTTCAATAACAAAAACCTTATTGTACGTTGAACCTTGGCTTCGATGTCCAGTTATACAATAGCCGAAATCAAGGTCTTTGGAAATAACCTCTCCTGTATTGCGAAACATTTCGTTGCGAAATTTATCAATATTGACCATAATTAAATTATTACCTCTAAACTCGTAATATTTTTTCCAAAGTTTTTTATTATCCTTTGCCATATCTTTAAAAAAATCATGCATTTCGGCATAATGATGTAAATTATTGTGGTCGTTACTATTTACAATAAAAACATCATCATATTTAAATTTACCTTTTGGTAAATCTTCACGAAGTTTCACTTGAAATCCCTTTATATCATATTTATTTTCTTCGAGACTTGACTTTTCTACAACGTGGTAGTCTGTGGAGTTTTCAATTATAATATAGTTTTGTTTTTCATTTAGTATTGATCGATAGCCACTGATTAAATCACCGATCTCAATGACATCTTTATTTTTTCCAATTAATTCATCTCTTATTATTTTATTTGATTGCATAACAGTAATATTTCGCCATGCAATTGTTTTTACATAATCACTATTTTTTTGAAATTCTTCAGTCTTATATTCTTTGAATATTGATTCTCTAAATTCTTGTTTATTTGTGGTGAATATTATTCCCTCTCCTTTACTATTTACATTAGATTTTCTTAAAAATCCACCATCTAATGAATCTAAATTGTTTCTTAAATCATTATATAAAAATAATAATGGATTATCATCAGTTTGCCTTTCAACTTTGGTAAGTGTGTGTATTTCAATATCGTCTTGAAAAAATACTACACTCATCTTTTCTCCAACAGGCGGAATTTGACATGGGTCCCCAATAAACAATATTTTTGTTCTATGTCCCATTGTTTTTTCTTTAATCATTTCAAATAATGGCTTATTCACCATCGATGATTCGTCTGAAACAATCCAATTATGATCATTTATTTTTGGCGGTACTATTGGATTAAAAATTGGGTTATTGGGGTCAAACGAATCGATGGATACGTCAGGTCTTAATCCAAGTAAAGAATGAGTGGTGACCCCTTTACATCCAGTTAAATTCTCAATGACTCCAAGTGCTTTATGAGTAGGTGCTGACACAACAACACCATAACGGTATTCATCAATCATTTTCTTTACAATACTACTTTTTCCCGTACCCGCATGTCCAGCTAAACAAAAGAATGTCTTATCACTTTTTAGCCAAGCACGAATTTTATTAATACCTTCATATTGTTGGTCATTAAACGTTATAATTTTGCCAGACGGGGTAAGTAATTGATTATCTGCAAGTTTATTATTAGCAATAATAGTTTTATCACCAAGTGATGTATTCAACTTATTGAAGTCATAATTCTTTGAAATACCTTTATATGGCGTTCTACGTTTGCTCATTAAACTTTGTTTGACTTAAGTATTTTAATAAGTTTTGTAAGTATTTTAATATCAGTAAAACATACTGAATCAACATAGTCATAAAATTCAATATCGTATTTGCCATCAACACATTCATCATTTGAATTACTGATAAGACATAACTTATCTATTTCATATGTGAAGTAATAATATGGTTTATCACCAGATTCTTCTTCGCTAACATCTTGTCTTTTAAAGCCAAGATTTAATAAATTTTTTTCTGTAATATTTTCCATTATCTTCTATTTTTACTTAAATATGTTAAATTTTTCCATTCATCTTTTATTCTTTTTCTTTCGTCATCTGGTACGTTCAATGATTCAGTATATTCATACAGTAAATTACTAAATCTAAGTTCAAGATCATTATAATTTAATATCATGTCCTGAATTTTTTTACCAAATCCCTTTAATTGACTTCTTTGTAATGCATGTACTCCATAATAATTATTTGATAATTCAATTCTTCTGCTATTGTAAATTCTGCCTTTGAAAAAAAGCATTGATAATAGTGCTTCCTGTGGAATATCAATAACTCTTTTTTTCGCTGCTTTAACTGTTTTCCACCCATTTTCACCCTTCACTATCAACCCAACATCTGGTGGCATTTCTTCTGCAGTTGTAATACCTGCTAAACAAGCATAATAAAATCTATTACAATATGGTAAGTATTTTTCATATTTTTTTGACTTTAAATCTTGTATAAAATCTGATCGTGTAACTTTACATTCAAAAATATTCATAATGAATTTAACATATGAATAATCAATCGATATTACATCAGCCACGCCCAACCCATCTTTACTCAGCCAGACACTCCCCAAAGGTACTTCAATAAAATTAGTACCCTTTGCTTCAGCCAAAGAAAAACATAAGTCACGATGTGTCATAGTACAAAGATATGTATTAATATGTAAATAACTATAAGTAAAAACAATATTATGCTAAGTTTTTTCAATTTTATCTTGCTAAGTGTTTATCTTTAATTAAATCACGTAAAAATACATTCTTAACACCACCAATAAGTCTTACCCATTCTTTATAACGTTCAGGAGCATATTCTTTTAATTGCTCATATGAAAGCATTCTTATAGCAACAATTTCTTGTGCAGGTGCACTTGTTCTATAATTATCAATAAAATAATTAATAAAATCTGGATAAAGTTCTCTGTCAAACACTCTTTCATCAGCAATAAAACAAAGTGCAGAAAGTGCATGATTCAGATCAGGTTCGATAAAATATGAAAATTCAATATCATTTTCAAGTAACTGATCACCAATTTGATTCATTGTACCTGCAGCAATACCCTCAAAATCTCTGTCTTCATTGGTTGTACCACCATCAAGAACAATCCATGTTTCATGATTTTCAAGAAAGTCCCAGATAACATGATTAAGGTCATTTTTACCATATTTTAAAGCATAACGTCCAAGTGCATGTCCTGCCTGTATGCCGATTTGCGCAGCACTTATATTGTAAGGTACAAAAAAATATGCCTTTTTTCTTAAAATTATTTCTTCTTTCATTTTATTTAATATTAGTTTCTTTTTTATTTTCTCTTTCATGTTTTCTTAAAAATATAATAAAACCAATTGCAACACATGCGCCAGTTACAATAAGTGCTGTTAATAAACTATTTAAAAATTTTAAGAAATTCATACATTATAATTTTATTTTTGGATATATACATAATATATTTTGCACTTCTTCTTCAGTAACGGGTTTAAAATACCAATCAATATTAGCAATACCCCATTGAAGATCATTTTTTTGAAATTCAATTGCTTCAAATGTGACACTTCTTTTATATTTACCATATATTAACATATCTTCTTTTGGTAAATCATCAATCGTTTTAACTTCAATTTTTTCAAACAATGGTTTCATAATTATAAACTTTGTTTTATGAATTCTTTTGAATCGAAATTTTTACTATTAAGTCGTTGATTACATTTTTTACAAGAATTACCTAATGGTACGTTGATTGACATTCGATAATTATCGAATTTTCTCCCACAAATAGGTTGTGTTAAACTATTTTCAACTTCAAATACTAAATGAAGTTTTTGTCCTGATTTATGCTGAATATATCTCATAATTAAATTGTTTTTAAAGATTAGAATTATTGCTTCAAAAATTTATCAACCATTTTGTCATAGGAATATTTTAGTTTATCGTTAATTCCTGTTTGTTTCAAATTTAAGCCATTCGTATTACAAATTTCAAGAAAATTTTCAACACTAATCTTATTCTTTTCAATTGCATATTTTATAAGTGCTTTATAAGTACCCATATTTTTATTCAACAAATCTTTTGCCCTTTTCTTTTCTTCGCCTAATATGCCTTCAATAATTTCATCTGTTTTATCAGTATTATAGTTTAGTTCTAATCCTTGTGGTGCTTCTTTTTTTATCACCCTTGAAATAGTCCCATCCATTGCATATTTTCTAACATAACAACCTGCAGTATCTGTTGCATTTGCTATGTCTGCAGATGCACCAATTGATTTGAATTCTTCACCAAATACAAGTTCTTCTGCAACAATACCGCCCAGATAAACCGCAATACGATTTCTTATAAATGTTTTATTTTCAATCGAACTATGATTAATGACAAAACCTTCTGAGAAACCAGAACTGTTTATATTAATTTGCCTTGGTGGAGTTTTATATAATATTGCATATAATAAAGCATGACCAATTTCATGAACCTTTACCATAATTTTTTCATCAATTGTTTTACCGTCACGAATAAGATCAATATCGAGAACAACTTCTTTATCATATATTTTGCTGTTAATAACAGTAAATAAAAGATTATTTTTAATATCAAGAGACATTTCATTTAAATCATTCACAAGACAGAGATACAAGAAATATGGCAAATTACTACCAAGCAAATTATAAACCGTTGAAATTGCTGGTCTTACACCCTGCGCTGGAAACACTCCATTTCTGTAAATTGCATCATATATGTTATCAGATAAAGAAATTTTAATATGATGTTCAGTTTCAACCCTATCAAGAATTACTGTACAGTTCTTTTTGATGATTTCGTAATAACTTTTTTTATCCAAGCATGGATAAATAACATGATTATTTCCAAATCTGGCAATCTGCTCTGGTTTAAACTGTTTTGAAAGTGCATGTTTAATATGAATAATGTTGATTCTTTTGCTAAGTTCATGATAAATATCAGCATCTCTTTCACTGTCTTCAACTTCATCAGCCATTGTAAATGCTTCATCAAGATTGCCCGAAATAAATATTAATAATTTTTCATATGACTTGCCTTCATTAACATTACCTAATTTCAAACTATCTTCCATGATTTCCGTTCGCTGTTCAAGACTCATTCTCATAATTTCTTCGGCAGAAATTTTTAAATTAAGCATTTTTTTAAAACGACTTGCAGTCCAATAAGATGTTTTATATTTATAAACTCTTGGTTTTTTTGGTTTTGCTTTGTTTTTACCTTTACCCATACTCTTTTTTGACGGTGCTTCATCTTCTTCTTCACCATCAGAAGATTCATCATCAGACATTCTATCGGAATAATACATTTCTTCATACAATAAATCCAATATTTCAACTCTGCGTTGTGAATTATTTTGAAATTTACCATCTGAAAGTAACATCCAAACATCATTAAAATATTTATTTTCAACCATTTCACCCTGTTCATTTAATGTACGATATCTTTGAATTTCATCAAGAAGTAATATTGCGGGTTCTGCAGAATCAATACCACTACTTTCCAGAAAATTTTCAATACTTCTTGAATAATCATTCTTCATGTCCATTTGGATTTCGATGAATTTATCAGTAAATTTTAATAATTTAACCAGAGTACGAACCAAGTCAGTTTTGCCCACACCAGTAATTCCCCATAATGAAACAATAAGTGGTCTGAATTGAAGTTCAGGCGTTAGATACCATAATGAAATACTGTCAATTATTTTATCAATAACATCATCAATCCCAATAAATTTATCTTTTAATGCAAATTTAATTTCTTCAAGTTTTTCTCTTTTTGATTTAATTCGTTCCAGAAATTTAGTATTCATGTTTTTTTATTTTTTAATGCGACATATAAACAATATGGAAATAAAATAAAATTAATTAAAAACACTATAAAATGATTAATGACAGTTGGTTTTATTGGATATTGATGATTTTTATAGACTGCAAAACATCCCCAGATAAGACAAACTACTAAATAAATGTATAGTATTATCATGATTGAAATGGTTGCATACGTTCAATTATTTCAACTAATGTAAAGTCAAATTTTTCGGGTGAATTAAGCATGTATGTTATGGCTGATCGTGCCATATCTTGACTTTCTGCTTTAACACCAATTTTTAAGATTGTGTCACCGTTTTTGAATTCAAATACATATTCTTTCATTTCTTTTTCTTTTTTGTAAATAGTCTATCTCCCTTTAAATAACGTTTATACGCCTCACTGACTTTTCTTGGTGTGTACCAGCTTTTTGCGTAACTTGCAAACTCAATCATGTCTTTACGTGAATATCGTCCCATATCTATTATATTTTACATGGACACCAATCAGGTATTGCTACCTTATCAAAAGTTTCAACATATCCTGCAATTTTTTTACCGTGTGCTTTATTGCAAAACCAGTCGAATGACATTTCAAAACTATCAGCAGTGTACATCCGTTCTTCTTTAAAGAACGGACATTCACTGCAATTCTTAATACTGATTTTAATCTCTATTGCCATTATTTTATATTACTGTTAAGTTTCTGTTTAAATAATTGAACAGTTTTACTACCAATTGCTTTAGTAGCTTCATGTGATTCAACTATCTCACCTTTACCTTCCCTGTATACGTCTTCAATCATTGCCTTAATGATTGTAGGTATGCCTTCCATGCTAATATCAACAGGAAATTTCTGAAGTACATGTTCTAATCTGAGATTTGTAACCCATTCCTCACTTATTGCTTTAGCATCTGCAAGAACCTTAACCTGTTCTGGAGTTACCTCACGTTTGGTTTTAGTTTCCATTTGTTCATCTGGTTTGTATTTACAAATAACCCTTTCGCCATTATTAGTACGCATTTCAACCAACGGACGAAGAACAATACCTTCACGTTTAAGACCAGTACCCATACCATTACGAATTGCCTGAACTGAATACTGATCTCTTTCATTATTAAAATTTTCAAGATTTGCAGGAATTTTTTCATAATGAACAAATTCAATATTGAATTGTTTGCAAACATCTTCTGCATTAGGCACATTAAGCCAAACATCACCAACATGAACGTCAAAGCCGATAAATTTAAGAACTTTGCCATAAACATGAGATTGTCCCTGTTGTGAATTATGAACTAAAATATTATTTGCAAAAAAATTGTGATTATCTTCAACTTCAATATCAAATCTTTCATTATATGAAGGTCTATGATATGGATTTCCATTTTCAATTTTAAGAATTTTTGTTTTTACTAAATTCATATTTGATTGTTTAATAATACCATCATTTAATACAAAAGGAATTTCTTTGAATTCATCATTTAATTTATATCTCATTTCTGGAATAATATATGGTGCAATTATTTGCTGAAATTTTTCAGTTCCATCAGGAGTAAATTTAACAATAAAATATTTACCACTTACTTCTTTTCTACAAAATAATCCTTTTTCATTAAACCAATTTACAATTATATCATTTTCATTTTCAGAAAAACCTTGTGTTGATAAAATAGATGTATTTCTGTGTGAACCAATTTTATTTATTTTTAATGACCCATCATCCATATACCAAATTGCCATACTTAATGGTGATAATTTATTTAAGTAATTTGTAGTAATTGATTTTTTATTTTCTATTGAATATAATTCGGAATAAATATTTCTTAAATCAGGTAATGATTTTGTATCATATCTAATGCATTCTGACCCAAACCCACTTGTGGTATTTTTAACAATATTTATTATTGAATTTAATATTTTTCCTTTAAAATCAGCATAATCTTTTTGTTTTAATGAATGTGAAAACTTAAAAATATAACTTCTGGTTTTATTGGAATGTGACATACTTCCATCACCCAATAATCCACCTCTAATTACATCTTCTTGAACATATGATATTTTTTCATGTGGTATAAAAACTTCATCTCCAACATTCAAATCTTTACATGATTTTTCTATTGTTGTTCCATTAAAATCTACATAGAAAACATGATTATCTGTTACTATAAGTTTAGTAGATTTACCACCTCTGAATCTTCTTTCAAAATATACTGTTTTCCAATTATTTTTATTTTCTGTTCTATACCAATTTATTACTTTTTTTGATTCTAATTTTTCTGTTAAAAAATTATATGATAATACATCAATATTTAATTTATTATTAACAATTTTTCCAATTTACATCTTACTTCCATCAGTCAATAAAATTGGTGTTCTACAACATAAACATCCACCGTATGCTTCACCATAAATTGTTACATCAATATCTGGAAAAATTTCAATAAATTTATTACTTAATGCTTCCGTATTAAATAATGCAGAAAATTTATCAATACTTTCGCCACCACTACTCAAATGTACTGATTTAGTTGCGAATTTCCAACCTACGTGTGCGGAAGTCCCGTGAATTTTCTCCATTGCATAACACTCTCTAAATAAGAGGATTGTCTGCTGTTTGTAAAGGTTCTGGATGTGTAAATAGCCCATAACTAATTGATTTATAAATATACTATTGTTCGATCATTTCTTTCTTTCTGTTGGTTATCCAAATATTCTTGACGTTTTTTACGAATGTGTTTAAAATATTCTTCAATATCTGGATATTCGGTAGTAAACGGAATTAATGAATGCTTTTCACTACCATAAAATGAATGCTTGAAACTTGTTCCTCTCATATCTGAAATCGATTCTGGACAATCTTCCTGTGTCAAACATTCACCACTAACATAAGCATCAAGTACCTTTGGTACAAAGCACCAAATTTCTTTTCCTTTTTCATTAATGCGTTTAAATTGCAAATATCGATCAGCGATAAATGTTTTTAAAGGAATAATTCTATAAGCAGTCTTTTCCATTTTGTATTGTTTTTAAATAAAAACCAGTTCATTTATCTACTGGTAAGTTAGGTTTAGTTGCCAACTTTCCTTTCTAACGGTGCTTCCTTTGTCTGGCATTCAGACCCCCATTGGGGCACGTTATCCGTCATTTGAACACGCAGCCATCATGTTGGTAATCGTGATTGGAACAGAATTCGAATCTGTACGGGTTGATTTCAAATCTAAATTCTTCTGCTTTACTACCAGAATCCCAAGAGTTCCACCTTAATGTCTCTTATCTTTTTCAAGCGTCTAACCAATTTCGCCATCCAATCAGGGAGTCTTTCTGTCTGTTTCCAAGTCGAAATAGTTTTTCAGACACTTGTTGGTCTGTGTGAGTCTCTGGATGCGCATTGTAAAGAGGCGTGAGTCCCTACTACTATCTGATAACAAACAACATCCTTTGGAATAGGATTGTAAGTGAATCGACTGTTTTCATAGTGTAGGCTCTTATGAACACTCCTACGACTTATAACGCAGAACTTACTGTTTGCCTTTCAGCAGAAAGACTTAATCTTCAAAGAACTTTGAGCGTAGTGCGGGGTTCGAACCCACATGATGTCGTAATTACTGGTGCACCTTTCTACTGTCTACCATCCTTTCGGGGAGTGCCGTACCAATTTGACTACCCACGCATTTTAAATTTTCTTATATAAATTCAATGAACTAACATCCATAGAAAATAATACATTGTATTCATTTAACTCTAAAACCAATTTATTATAATTTTCATCATCAGTATAGACTTCTATTGGGTCAGTATATCTCCAATAAATTTCATAATCTCCTTCTTTATGTTGTTTTTCAATTTCTGCAAGCATTATATTTTGATCAACTGCAAGCATTATACCATCAGGTTTGCTTCCCCAACCCTTTTCATATTCAGTAGAATAAGAAATATACAATTTTTTCATTTTGCAAATATAGTATAATTATAATAGATTAGCTATATATTTTATATTTATTTTTGTTCGTGCCATTTCATTTTTAATAAACTCAACTAATTTACTTCTTTCTTCAGAGGCATGTACAACATTCACACTAAAATATTCTTCAAGTAAAGCTACAAGATTTTTACATGAACTAAGTTTATTGCGTATATCCGCACCAACTGTATCTGCTTCAAACATTTCGAATTCGACCAATTCAAGGTCATCTAAGGTAATGTTATTGGGAAGCGGAGTATCATATCTATAATAATCTTTCATTGCTTCTAATGTTGCCGTTAAAGGCTGTGGTTTAGGAAGTTCACCAGTATATAATATCATTGTAGTAGCAATGGTATCAATGTGAACGAATTCCTTTGGTTCTCTTTTAGTTCTTAATGCTTTGAATTTCATTTTCTTTCATTTTTGCTAAACTTAAACTTATTTTACATGCCATTAACTGGCTATCCAAAATTCCAATTCGTTTTTCTGTTCGTTTGATGAAATTCGTCAATGCTTCTTCTTCAGTTGGATAAGCAAATCTTTTTATTGATGTTTTAGAAACCCATTTTTTCCAATTGTATTGGCTATAACCCAAACTACCATAACCAATCCAATATCCTTTTGATGTTTCTTTAAGCAAATCATAAGTTCTCAATTCCAATTTTGGATTGGGAAAATGTGAATCCGTATATTCACCATCATCACCAATGACGGCATATTGAACTGCTTCGTATCTATAAAATTTCATAAT